ATCTACCCCGCGCTCGCCGTGGTCCATGCGCACGACCACCACGTCCGGGCCATGCGCCTCGACGATAGCCCGCAGCCCGTCCACAAGCGCCGGGTAGATGCACTCGTCGTCGTCGTCGAGCAGCCAGATGTACTCGCCTGTCAGATGCGGCGCGTAGGCAGCCAGTTGCCCATAGCTCCAACCCACACCGCGCCCCACGTCGTCGATCAGCAGCGTCTGCTCCCAATCGTCGTCGGCCAGCGCGTCCAGGCTCGCCTGGTTGGCGAGCAGCATCTGGGGACGCTTGTAGCAGCGGGTCAGTACCTCCAAGAGCGGCATTAGCTCGCCTTTTTCCGGCGCTTGGTCACGGTGGCAGTGGCCTGTTCCGCCGGCGGCGGGGCGTCGGCTGTCTCGCGGCCTGGCGTCTCGGTCGCCTCGTCGGCCTTGTTGGTGATCCGCACATAGCCCGCCCGCGCCAGTTCGGTGGCGTTGCTCACCGGCAGCGTCAGATAGCGGCCTTTGGTCAGGTGCAGCGTCTGGCCGTCTACGTTGATGTTTACGTCCTGCAATATGTAGCAGCGTGCCACCACGCCGCCGTCTCGCTCGTATGGATGCAACGTGATACCTCCCTCGATATGGCCGCAGGGCACGTCAAAGCGCGCATAGGCCGGCACCCCGCGGTGCAAACAGTCCAGCGCAAACGGGATGTCGGGCGCGCCGCCCTCCGGTGGGTCGCGGAATGGGATTTGCTCCACGACCGCCCGCCGAAACAACGTGCAGCCGAAGCCCACGCCGGACACGCGCACGCAGCGTTTCTCGCGCGCCTGGCGCAGTTCGTCCGGGTAGAGGCTCAGCGTCATGCCCAGGTTGCGGTCGCCCTTGTACTGCCAGGCTGACAACACGCGCGTGCCGTGGCGCAGCATGTAGACGCCGTAGACGACGGGCGCAAGCTCGCCGCCCACACGCGTGTCGTAGAGCGCCTGCGCCGCGCCCGGCGGCAGCACCATGTCATGCTCTACAGCCAGCAGGGCGTCCCAGTCGCCCTCCAAAAACAGTTGCCTGGCCCGAATGTACTGCGCGCAGACATTACGCATGTCTGCCCCCGGATACGGGTTGTGGCGGCCTATTTTGTAGTCCACCGTCCCCGCGAATTCCTGGGCGCGCACGCTGGCCACCGTCTCCGGTCTCAGGTGCTTGCCGTAGGTCGGGGTAAAGATCAGCAGTTTCGGGCCAGGCATATCATCACTCTCTCGTTGTACCCCGTGCTAGGCGGTCGGATGGGTCGCGTACAGAACCGCTTCGGCCTGCAAGACCTTGTAGACCGTGCGGAAATAGTATTTGAGCACCACCATGCCGTCCACGGTGTAGGGGTCGCGCAGCAGCGTCAGGGTCGGAGCGTCGCGCCGTCCCACATAGTTGAAATTACCGAAGGTCAGCGACTTGCCACTGGCCTGCACCGCGCCCGCGTAGGCGCTGGTGTAGCTGGGGAAGCCCCACAGGTCGCGGCGCGTGCGGTCGCTGCCGCCCGGCGTGATCGCAAACTGGAAGGCGTCGCCGGCCAACGCCCTGATCTTGCCCTCGGTCGCCCGGCGCATGACCCAGGCCGCCCCGTCCTCATACTCCTGGGGCAGCAGGTAGACCAGTTCCGGGATTTCGCTCGCGCCGATGGCCGTGGCGCTGTCCAGCGTCAGCGCCGCCGTGCCGTTGGCAAGCACCTCGGTCAGCAGCAGGTTGTTGTGCGTCTTGGCCATGCCGCGGCCCACGAAGTCCACCAAAAACGCCTCCAGGTTGCTGTCGTTGTCGAGCAGCAACTCGTCGGTGAGTTCGATCTTTTTGGTGTACTTCGCCAGGGTCATCTGCACCCGGTTGAGCGCGGGCGCATCGCGGTCGAAATTGTTGGTGTGGTTGTCGCTCTGCTCCGCCGTGGCGATAAACTCGCCGTCGGCCTCGTCGTCCACCGGCACGTTGACGGTCGTGCCCACGCCCGGAATCAGGCGCACGCCCAGCGCCGTGGCCAGCATCATCTCGTCGCGGCGGGCGATGATCTGATTGAAGTGCCCGGTCGGCACCAGGTAGCCGCCGTCGGCGCTGCTGCCGATGTTCATACTGGTGTCGTTGCTGGCGCGGTATTCCTCTTGCGCGGCTGCGTGCATCTCTGCCCCCGCGCCTACGTCGCCGGTGCGGATATAGCGCAGCGTGACGGCCATCGGGCTGTCCGCCGTGCGGGTCGTCGGGTTGCGCCGCGCCTCATCCCCGGCGGGCCGGGTCACGCCCTGGAAGCCTTCCAGCTTCTCGGCGCGCCGGATGTCCGCGTCAAGCGCCTCCGCCTGTGCTATAAGGGCGTCGATCTGGCTGCGCTCCTCGTCGAGCAGGTCGCGCTTTTCCGCACCCGCTTTGTCCATCAGCGCCTTCGCCTGGGCCTTGAGTTCGGCCAGTTTGCGGCGCATCTCTGCAATGTTCATGGATTCCTCCTGCCCGGGCTAGAGGCCCAGGCCGATTAGGTTGATTCGTCGGAGGAGATCGTCCGGCCGCGCCCGCGGCCCGGCCTCTGCCTCATCGTCATTATGTGAACCGCCCTGGGTGAGCGCCCGCTGCACCCAGTCCGGCGCGTTCCGCATCGCCACGCCCACCCCGGTATCGGGATAGGCGGGGAAAGTGACCGGCGAGACCTCGATCAGGTCCACGCGCTTGAGCGTGCGTATAGGCACACCGGCCTCGTCTTCGCTCCATTCGTCGCCGCCGCCCGGGACCCGGAAGCCAAAACTCATCTGATCCACGTCGCCGCGCTGGATCAGGGTTACGGCATCGCGCCCGTCCTGCGTGTCCGGTGGCGTGATCTCAAAGCCAAGCCCCTCGTCGTCTTCCCACAGGTTGAGCGTTCCGGCCGCGGTGCGCCCCAGCACACGCGCCGTGTCGTGCTGCCACAGAGCGCGAATGTCGCCGTCCAGGGAGCCGAGGAACGCGCCCGGCGCAATCTGCTCCCGGAAACCCCAGAGGAAATCGCTCAGCCGGTTGAAGACCGCCGCATGGCCGGTGATCACCGGCTGCTTGCCCTCGACGGCGCGAATCTCCACGCCACCCATCGCTACGCAGCGTTCTTCGACGCCGCTCACGCCGTAGCGGATGCCGCGGCCGTCGTCGTCTTCGGCCAACTGGGCCAGCACGTCGGCCAATGCCTGTACCGCCTCGCGCAGTTTGGCCTCGTTTTTGCTGCTCAACACGCGCCCGGCGCGCTTGGATTTAATGGTCATTGCCCCTCCCCTATCCTGCAACGACTACGCAATCACACCCACTATGTAATGGCCCATGTTTGATCGACCGTGCGATGGGCAGCGGGTCCACGCCGTCGGCGTCTACCGTGTCGCCCTCCTCCACAAAGGGACGGCCCATGCGCACGCGCCGCCCGTCCAGCTTTTTGCACAGCGGGCACGAGTCACCGCGCGCGCTCCAGCGCAGCGCCGTCACGCCCCCGGCGACATAGCCGACTAGCGCCAGCGCATTGCCCGCCTCGAACGCCTGTTCGAGCGCCGTCTTTTGCGCTCGGTTCTCCTCCCAGCCGCTCAGCCGCTCTTCGATGGCGGCCTGGGCGGCCTCTTCGTCTTCGGCCTCGGCCAGCAGCGCCCGCAGTTGTTTTTCCCCGCCGACGGTGTAGCCCGCCGCCAGGTTAGCCAGGTAGGTCGCTATCCACTCGCGCAGTTCGTCGCTCCACTCGACCGGATCGCCCTCCAGTTCGGCGGCCACGTCAGCCCAGATGGTTTCGGCGTAGGAGTCCATCAAGGCGCGGAAATAGTCCGGCAGCGCCTCCCGCAGCCCCTCGTAAAAGCTCGCCAGCCATGTCTCAAATTCGGCCTGGCTGCGTTTGCCGAAATTGCGCGCCATGCCGCGCCGGATGTCGGCCACCTCGCGTTTGACCAGCCGCCCGGCTGCGTCCTCCCACAGCCGCACGCTGCGCCGCATGATGCGCTGGCGGTTGCTGCGTGTGGCGTTGGCGCGTTCGTCCCACGGTTCCGGCTCGGACACATCCGCCGCCATACGCTGCTCGCCGTGCTCGTGGCTGCGGGCCGGTGTCGTCGAGGCCGGTGCTGAGGGCGCGCCCGCTTCCATCATGTTCATCGGCACGAGCGGGTCGTCGAGGCCGTCAATCGGGTTGAGGTCCTCAAGGTCGCGCGCCTCGTTGCGCGTCATCCAGCCGGTGGTGATGGCCGATGTGTAGGCCGCGTAGCGCGTGGCCGTGTCGCCGCGCAGCAGCCCGGCCACCTGATAGCGCACAAAATAGTCGGGCCGCTCCTCCACAAAAAGTAGATCGCGGTAGATCGCTTGCTCGTGGCGCACCAGCCAGGGGCGCAGCGTGTGGATCACATAGGAGAGCGACTGGTGCTCGATGTTGCTAAAGGTCGCCCGGTCGAGGTCGGCCAACAGGTGCGGCGGCACGCGGAAGAGGCGCGCGATCTCCTGCACCTGGAATTTACGGGTCTCTAGGAACTGGGCCTCGTTGGGCGGGATGCCCACGGTGGCGATGTCGAGGCCCTCTTCAAGAATTTTGGTGCGGTGGGCGTTGCTCAGGCCCTGATGCTCCGAGGCAAACGACTCGCGCAGCCGTTCGTAGGCTTTGTCGGTCAGTTTGCCCGGCGCTTTGAGCAGGATGCCGGGCCGCGCCCCGTTGGAGAAAAAGCGCGCCCCGAACTCCTCTGCGGCCAGCCCCAGCCCCACGGCCTGGCGCGCCGCCATGCGTATAGGCGACCAGCCGCGGATGCCGTCCCCGCCCGCGCCCTTGATATGATGGATGCGATACCAGGGCAGCACCTTGATCGTCTGGTCAGGAAGCCGGTAGTGGTATTCAAGCGTCCCCTGCCGGTTGCGCTCGATTTTCTCTATGCTGTCCGGGCGCAGGGGCCACAGAGCGCGGACCTGTCCCTGCGGGCTGTACTCGATCTCGCTGTAGCCGTTGCCCT